GTCACGTTCGGCGCGGCGGCAGCGGCGGGCGCAGAAGCGGTCTGGATCGGCATCGCTCCTGGAGCAGTCGGCGTCGCTTGGCTCGGCGTTCCACCGCCTTGCGTTGGTCCGGTCTGCACTGGCCCTGTCGGCTGCATCGCGCCCGTGACGCCACCAGTGACCGCACCCGCAGCCCCGCCGATCTGCGCGCCCTTCACCACGTCGCCGCCAGTGACCGCCGATACCGCCATGCCAGCGGCAGCTCCATATCCTGCTTGCGTGACCGCGCTCGATAGGATGTTCGTGAGCGTGCTCCCGCTGCCAGTGACGCCAGCGACCGCATCGCCCCACGACGGCAGTGCACCGAGTGCGGAGCCGGCGCTGAACACGATAGCACCGACGCCGAGCGCAACCGGCAGCACCTTGGAGACGGTCTTTGCGACCTTCTTGAAAATCTTACCGACGCCGCCGAGACCACCACTCATTTGATCTTCCTTTCCATGACCACGCCGCAGCGCGTGAAGCCGGCGCGGGTATAGATCGCCTCAACCTTCGCAACATCGCCGATGATGTCGGTCACGGTGTTGCGGATTTCGATGACCTCGGGAATACCAGTCGCCCAGGCCATATACTCACCCAGCAGCCCGACCGCATCGCCTGGATGCACGGTCGGACGGCAGTAGTAGAAAGCATCCTGCGCGGAGAGTTTGGTGCCGACGTAGTAGACACGAGTGAGCGCCCCCATGATGAAGCCGTCGACTTCATCAGTGACGAACACACAGGTCCCGCCGGCGCGCTTCACGTTGTCGCGCTGGATCGCATTCATCAGGAGGCCCTTGGCTTCCTTGGTGTCGATCACGTCACGGTCCCGGTATTTTGATCGCTGATGCCCTTCGACGATCAGGTTGTAGATTTCCGGGATGTCTCCGAACTTGGCGCGGCGGATCATGGCGCGGGCGACGCCCATTCCAGGTTGACGCCATAAAGCTGCTCGACCAGGGCATAGCTGGAATCGCGCAACTTCCCGATGTGCGTGAGGTATTGATCGCGCACCGCCTTGGGGATGGCGGTGTTGTTCATGATGCTGTTGAAGCTATTGGAGTAGATTTGCTCGGCGCTGATCGCGGCGGCCGTCGCCTTGTCGCGGTCATTGGCGGCGAGGTTCAGGCCAGCCAGATGCAGCGCATGCTCCTGCTGGCTGTCCTGCGATGCAATCGGCACGGCGGTCTTGAGCACCGCCTCTTGCGCCGCTTCGCCGGCCAGCGTGGAATTGAGCAGCCCGCGCTTGTTCGCGAACTTCATGCCCGCTGTCTTGGCCTGCTGCATCAGGGGCGAGTTCTTCGACGTGATCTCGCTCACCTTGGTGGCGACCGAGTAATCCGGGATCTGCGGCGAGGCGCCCGGCGTCGGCGCCGCCGATGGCAGCAACCCGGTCTTGGGCTTGACATGCGGCGGCGTGCCTGGCGTCGGCGGCAGCGGGTTGCCGAGTTGATCCTTCTTCGGGGTGCTCATTGGACCTCACAAGGTGAAATTACAATTCGCGGATAGAGAACCAGCTTTCAGCGGCTACACCGACAATGATGCCATTCGAGGCGGCGGTGCTGTCTCGCCCGTATATTTCGATGGTCTGGCCTGCCGTCACACGAATGACCTCGACCAGTATGTTGCTTTTGTCGATGGCCGCAGATTGCGCGTTGACATAGTGCGTGCGGACCTCGGCCCCGTTCACATAGATGGAGGTTTCCAGCGTGCCGGGGGAACCCACCGCATCGAAGTTCAAACTGACCGATACGAGATAGTCAGCCGTCCGGGGAGCCGTGAACGTGGAGGTGCCAGCATTGTAGTCGCCATTGTCATCGTGCGTCTCGGTCGTGAAGGTGACCTTGGTATCGGTGCTGGCAATGTTGGTCTGGTTGGTGCCGTTCTTATGCGCGTGGAACGACGCCTTGGTGGTGAGGGCTACGCCATCCTGATAGATCAGGCCGTCGACGTTGAGCGAGCCGGCACCCTTATCGGCTCCAGATGGTGCGCCGATCTGCACGCCGGGTCCGAGCTTGAGAATGGTTGTCTCCGCCCCAGCAACCAGCGCGGTGATGTTCGTGCGTCCATCCTCGCTGCCGTTGGTCGGGTCGAGAATTTCGCCTTTGATTTCCGAATAGTTGGTTGAGTTGCCGCCGCTGTCCCGGCCGCGCAGCTCATAGCTACCCGTCACATCAGAAACCGCCGGGCTGGCGCTGTTGCGATCAAGAAAGAAGACAGGCCCCTCAGTCGCACCAGCATCGGTGCTCGACACCCCGGTGGTGCCAGTGAAGGTGTCGCCGGCCTTGGCCACGGTGCCCAGATTGGTGCGCGCGGTCGCAGCGTTGGCAACATCGCTGAGATTGTTCGCCGCCAGCAGGTCGCCTGTGCCGGAGCCGGCGGGACCCTGCAGGCCGCGCAGCCCGGTCATGGAGATGTTCCAGTCGTTCAACGTGCCGGAGCCGCCAACCACCTGGACATTGACCGTCAGCGTAGTGCCGGAATAGGCCGTGACCGTGCCGAACATATAATTGGCGGTGTTGGCGGCGCTGGAAATCATCACCAGCGACCCCGACAAGAACGCCTTGCCAGAGCCGATGGTGAACGCCTTCGAGCCAGTCCCAATTTCGACAACCGTGGTCGAGGTGGCTGTCAGGAACGCGGCGCTGTTGGTCTGGACGCGATCGAAGCCGACCTCAATCGCCTGGAAAACTGAGTTAACCGCTGACGCACGCGCCAAGGTGTGATCCGTGAGCGCGGTATAGTCGCCAGAGTCGAAATAGTCATTGGCGGCGTGCGCGTGGCCGTGGATGCCGAACAGGACCGCACAGGCGATGAGAAGGCGCTTAATCATCGTTTCAGACCTCGATAGCTGAAATGCAACGTGAGACCGTGGATGGTGTGCGGGTTCTCGTAGATCGCGCTCGACACCACGGTGATGGAGACGTTCTCGCCGATGCCGTCAATGTGGCACTCGGCTTTGCCTTCGACCGGCGACGACCAGTAGAACTCGCCCCAATTTGCCTCGCCCCAGAAGCCGCCGCCGGCGGAGACGCTGAAGTTCTGCTGCGAGACGCCAGGCACTTCCTCGTTGGCGTAGGAGAAATCCGCCGTCATGCCGATGCTGATGGTCGGCTGGGCGTCGATTTCAAGCGTTGCCTTGTGCCAACGCTTGTTCTGGGTCGGACTGCCGACATGGTTGAAGGGCAGCCGGCAGTAAGCATCCACTGCCACACCATCGAACGATGTTCCGGCGTCGAGCTCGTAGACCCAGCCGTCGTCATCGCCGATCAGCAGGATTTCGCTGCCGTCGTCATTCTCGCCAGTACAGGCGACATTGACCGTGATACCAAGATCGAACGGGATGTGCTCAGGATACTTCCGGCCGAAATAAGTCGTCAGCCCGGTGCCGTCGCTCCAGAACAGCCGGTATTGATCCTTGCCCCTGACGATGACCGAGGCGCGTGGTGTGACGCCTGCCGCTTTCTTCTGCTGGAACAGGCGATCGACCGCATAGCTGACCGCACCAGCCTTGAAGTCGCCGAATGCGGCCGTGGTGCGCAGATCCCGGAGGCCTCGGTCATCCTGATAGATTGGCGAACCGATCTTCTGGAGCGTCCACTCGACGCAGCCGGCCTGCTTATTCAGCGGCTCCAGCACGAAATCATCGACATCGTTGCCATAGAGCACGGCGAACTTGTTGCGCGCAGCGATGATGAGCGCGCCGCCGTGATCGATAAGCCCGGTGATGTCCGCGCCAATGCCGATCTCGGCGGAGCCGAGGATGGCGGCGATCACACAAGGCTCGCCGATCCCGCTGTTCTGGAGACTGCCACCACGAAACGCCAAGAAAAGCTGCTGCTTATGCTCGTAGATGTGCGTGGGCTTGTTGAGCGCGGCCGAAAGGCCGGTCGGACGGATCGGGACGAACACGGAGCCATCCCACTCGAATGCAGGACCAACGCCGTTGCAGCCATACATGCGCTCCAGATCGGAAGCGCCATAGAAATTGTGATTGATGAACTCGTAACGACCGCCTGCCGGCAGGCTGAGGGCGGAGCTATCTCCGGCGATGGTGGCAAGGTTGAGCGTGGCGCCAACATTCAGGTTCTCGGCCTGGAAGGTGCCGGTCTGGGATGCGAAATAAAAGTATCCGGCCGCATCGCCGTCGGCCCAATCGCCCGACGTCGTGACGACGCGAGTGATGACCGCAGTGGCGCCGGAGGTTGCCCCGGTGATCGTGTTGCCTTCCACGATTTCCGTGGTGCCGCCGGACGTAAAGGCAAGCTCGCGCCCCAAGCTCTGCGCCACCCAACCGGCCGTGGTCGCCTTGTAGAGCACTCCCTCGGTGCCGCCGGCATTGTTGCGGACGCAATACTTGTTGCCATTATAGACCCAGACGCCGCGAATGGTGCCTGAGCCGGTCGGCTTTTGGATGAGCGAGCGGCGGTCCTCGATCGCGGCCCTGGCATAGGTGGAATTGAGCGCGTCGGTGTCCGCACCTTCCTCGACGTTGGCCGCTGTCGCAATGGCGATGGTGACCCCCGAGACCCGGAGCTGTTCGCCAGTCTGGAAGGTGCCGCTGACGGCCGTCAGGATGAGATAGCCGGCGGCATCGGCCGAGCCGTAGGCGCCGCTCTCGACCACACTCGCCAGGATTACGCGGCCGGTTGCGCCAGAAGTCGCCCCCGTGATGGTGTCGCCGATGTTGGCTGCGACACTGCCCATATTGAAGTCGAGCACATGATAGACCGCTTGGGACGGCTTCGCTCGGCCATCGAACCGTTCATGGCCCTGCACGCGCTTATAGCCGCGTTCATTCGGCTCGTAGTTCAGCGCGGCGATGAGGGCGCCGGCCGGCGTGCGAATGGCAGGAGTGACAAGATCGAGCCCGCCTTGCAGTGCGAAGAACTGCGTCAGTTGGCTCATGCGAGCGGCTTCGCCGTGATGATCTTCTTGCCGCGGAAAAGCTGGGACAGCTCGAGGCTGTGCAGCATTTCCTTGTATTTGCCGATCTCGGCAGCGACCGGGAAGGGCGCCTCGTCGTGCTCGGCCAGGAGCAGCAGCGCGCGGTAGGCGATGATGTTGTGGAACCGGCTCGGGCACTCCGGCGTGTTTCCGTTCGCGCTGAGGGTCTGGTTGGTCTTGCGGTAGCGGCCCTTGACGGTGTGATTGGCATCCGGGATCGGGCCGAAGCAGAGCTTGCCGTCAGGTGAGACGGAATACTCCTGCGGCGTGGCTGCGGTCTGCGATCCGCGCTCATACTTCCGCAGGTAGTCATGGAATTGGATGTAGTTGATGCTGTGCTCGTCGCTGACGCCAAGCGAGGTCTTGTAGATCGTGAGGCGGTTATTGCCGTACTCGTCCGGCAGGGTCCATTCCGACCAGTCCGTAATGCTGAGGTCAGTCGCGGAGTAGCGCGCCGAGGCTGACGTGATGGTCGCGCTGAACTCCTTCTGCATCCAGAACCAATCTGTGTGGAGGTTCTGGATCAAGTCCCAGGCATCGGCCACATAGGACACGATCTTGAGGAGACGGCCGCTCTGCCCCTCGACGCTGGTGGGGCTGGTGCCCGAGACAGTTCCGCTGTCTCGGGCGACCTTCTGGCAGAGCTGGAGATAGGTGCTCATTGCCTACGCGGCCTGCGCCTTCGGCGCTTGGCCGGTGTCTGGCGACATGAACGGGTAGCTCTGCACGTGACGCGGGATCAGCTCGCCCGGCATGCCGTTCGGGAGCTTTTCCTGCTCATAGATTGTGCGGATGCTGTTCTCCAGGATGTGGAGATACTTCCGCGCGATCTTGCACTGCATGCCGCGCGGGACCCAGATGCCGCGACCATTGCACGACAACCAGACCGGCTCAGCGCCGCCGACATCCTCGTTCTTCGCGATGGTGACGGTGACCTTCTGCTCCCAATAGGAAACCTCCTTGTCGGCCGGCGTCTGCTTGTTGAGCGGCGGGTGATTGGCCGGCGCGGTCTGGACGATCTCGATATAGTCATGCGGCCAGACCGGCTGGAGCGCGGCCATGATGACCGCCTTGCTGGACTGCTTCGGGACGGAGAGCCCGCAAACGGTGTTCGCGAACTCGATCAACTCGGCGTTGGTCGCCTCGTCGATCTTCTTCTGAATCTTGTTGCTCATTGGGTTCCTCACAAATGGAGCGGGCTCCCGAAGCGGGATTGCCTCGGGAGTCGGCTCGGTTCTGGAAAGCGGTTTGGGTGTTAGGAGACGGTCGCCGAGAACGGAGTGGCTTCGGTGCCGCTCGACGTGGTGATGCCGGTGACGCTCCACTGGCCGGACGCGATGTCCTGCAGCTCGACCCAATCACCGATGGAGACACCGCCCGTGGTGGTGCCGTTCAGGGTGATCGTGTCGGAGGTCGCCGCGGTCTCCCAGCCGACCACGGTATCGGCCGCGTCCTGCAAGGAGAGAATGGAGCCGTCCATCACGTCGGTCGCGTTGGCGACCTTGATGACATAGTTGGACGTGTTCACTTCGGCGACGGTGAACAGATACTTGTCCTTCGTGCCGGTAGCCGCCGGCAGGGTGAACGTGCGCGCGCCACCAGCGCCGCTCATCAGGATGTTCTTGTTGCCGTGCGTCAGACGGTTCAGCGTGGTGGTGATTGCCAGTGAGACGCAGGACAGAGCCGCGTCCAGTTCGTCTACCAGCAAGGTGATAACGCTCTGGAGGGCGCGAAGATCGCCACGGCCAGCAGCGCGGAGCAGTTGGCGGGCCTTGGTTGCATCGAGTGCCATCGTAGTGCCTTTCTTTGATGGTTGAGAGCGGGGCCGAAGCCCCGCCCCTTGCGATGGTTGGTGGGATTAGTGGTCGCGGAAGGCCACGTAGGCGAACAGCTTCGCGTCCTCACTCACGCCCGAAGCGAGCGTGAAGCCCTTGCTGTTCGAGCCGGCGGAGCCGGTGTAGGGCGTGACGCCTGTATCGGCAGCGACTTCGGTATCGCTGTCGACGCCGATGGTGCCCACCGCCGCGCCGGTCGCATCGTCGAGGCCGCTTTCGCCCTCGATGTAGATGGCTTCCGACGTGAAGGTGCCGACGATGGTGTCGGACTCCAGGATCAGCGTGCCGGCGGCATCGCCGCCCGCCCAGGTCCCGGTATCGGTGAGCACCTGTTTCACCTTCGCGGTTGCGAGCGAGGTCGCGCCCTTGATGGTGTGTCCGGCCTTGATTTCCGACGTACCGCCGGACGTGAAGGCCATCGTGCGGATAGACGGCATCGCGAAGTTGATGACGTCGCCATCCGTGTGGTTCCACAGGATGACCGCATCGGGGATGAAGCCGCATTCGATGTTGAGCGCGGCGCCGGTCCCATAGAAGAACCCGGTCTTAACGTTACGCATGGTGTGTTCCTTTCGGAAAAGAGAAAGGCCCCCGTTTCCGGGGGCCTTGTCGTTGCGATCAGGCTACGTGTGTCGACCGATTAGAGGTCGGTCGCGGCCACTTCGAGGCGAGCCATCCACGCCTCGTTGAGGATTTTGCACACGTGCCACGTCTTCCAGCCGATGTAGCCGCGCTGGCCGAGCGGGTCGTCCTTGGTCTTCTGACCGACCGGGATGATGCTCGGCTCCACCGCGCCCATGCCGCGCAGGGCGACGGTGCCGTAGGCGTCCTTGCCGAAGAACAGCACGGGGTAAACGTCCGCGCTGGTGCCAGACGTGGAAACCATGGTGCCGTTCGCGCCGGCCTTGGCGCCGCCGGCGTCGATGATCGAGCCGAGGTCCGGGCTGAGGATGAAGCGCACATCCTCGACCGAGCCGATTTCGCGAGCATGGATCGGCTTGCGCTGACCATACTCGGCAACCGGCGTGAATCCGGCGAGATTGCGGATATCGCTCGCCAGATCGGTGTGACCGACGGCGATGTAGCCGCCCTCGATCGGCTTGGTCTGGAAGTCCGGGCTGCCGTCCAACACCTGCGTCATCGGCATCGCCTTCTGCGCGAGCAGAGTGCGAACGACGGCGCGGATCTTGGAGAGGCTGATCGGCGTGTTCACGTCGGTGCGAGCGGAGCCGTTGGCATACTCGACCTGGGTGCCGGCGCGGAGGACACCGTAGTTCAGGGCCTCCAGCGTGCGGCCGACGTTCTCACCGCACTGCACCGCCGCGTCATTCAACACGGGGTCCTTGTGGGTGTCCTCGATCACGTCGGTGATCTCGACCACCTGGCCGTACTGCTTCAGAGAAGCCTGCACGACCGAGTAGCTGAACTGAGTGGCCGCCGGCGTCACGCCTTCCACCAGCGGCGTGGTGGCCGCGGTGAACACGTTCGGGCGACGGAACTCGATGACGGTGCCCTTGTTCTTGGGCATCTGCTTCGTCATCCCGAACTTGTCGAGGATGACGACGGGGCCGGCGTGCTTGAGGATTTCACGCTCGAAATAGATCACCGTCCCCATTGACGGGGAGACGTTGGTGCTCGTGGTCTGCATGATTCAAGTCCTTATCGGGCTTGAGCAGCAGCCTTCTTCGCGTCCTGCTGTTTCCAATACTCCCAAGCATCCTCGGGGTTATCGGGCGGGCCGTCGGCGACCCTCGCGTTGCTGCGCGAGCGTGGTCCCGACGCACTCTCCAACTGGAGGGTGCGCTTATTGTCGGTGCTGCTCTGTTTCTGGGAGCCCGGAGCGGGATCGCTCACAGGCGATTCTTTGGGCTTCCAGCCGGTTTCCTGCTTGAAGAGGCTTGCGATGTGCGCGACCTCGGCGCCGTCGACCACGACCTTGGCATTGCGCTGGACGGCAGCCTGCACGTATTTCGGTGCCTGCTGATACCAAGCGTAGAACTCCTCGCTGTCCGAGAACTGGTCATAGTCAGGATGCGCTTCCTCGACGATCTTGCCTTGCTCGGCCAGAAAGTCGTCGCGCTTCTCCTCAGAAATGCCGGCGAGCTGCTTCTCCGCTGCCTCGGCTCGGCGCTCAAGGGCATCGACGACCTTGCGCACGGGGCCAAAAATCTCGGGGTATTCGCTCGCGGCTTTCTTGACCTCGGCATCCTCGAAGATGCTGGAGCTCGTCTTGCCGTCGGTGGTGGTCTTGTCGCCACTGGAGGGAATGCGCTTGCGCACTTCATCCAGTTCGCGTTGCAGCTTGTCGACTTGACGCTGATAGCCGGCGACCGTGCCGCCTACCCGCTTCGCGTGGGCAAGTGCTTTATCGTATTCAGCCTTCAACTCAGGGCTGGCATTG